AGAAAACGGGAACACCTGTTTGCTCTATGGTAGCGAGCCCTCTAGTAAAGGACTTTCCGTGATCGTTATTTATTGATAGAGATGGCATATCAGAGTCCTTTACCAAATATCACTTCGTAGTAAGTCTTTCCCTCATCATCACGACAAGCCTTGAGACAGCGACCACGATTGATGCCATCATGAACATAAGAAACGTGAACCCAATCAGGATTGTCTTCATCACCAAACTCCCAAATG